TAGATGCCTGTCGTTATTAACGGTCTCGCTGTGTCTGTTGTTGGCAGTTGGAAATTGTCGTCTGGTGTTTCATCGGAATACACGCAACCAGTAAATATCAATTGACCCAATCCAGAACTTGATGCGTCAATCGTTAAGTCCTGGCCAAGCGTCTCACTGATATTGTAAAGTATCTCGCAGGAATGACCGCCTGTGTAGATAAAACTAACATATGAGTCATTGCCAAACTCAATATCTGCCGCATTTCCACCTGCTGCCGCTGCTGAATCCGCATTGCCAGCCCCGCCGATTGTAAACGACACTGTATCGTCTGTGTCCATAACGCCACCTGATAATGACGTAGTGTCAATGACAACTGCGACACCATCCACTATGCTAGCAATTGGGTAATATCCCGGAGCATTGGTTCCCGCAGAAACATCATAAATCATGACATACATGCCAGTAGTGATGTCCGTGATCGTGCCGACAAACAATCGTTTTGACGAGTGTGTGTAGGTTGTGCCGTCCGCGTCGTCTTTTGCAACCGCCGCTCCGTTTGTGCTTACGAAAGTAGACGCAACAGCCCCAACAGTTTCCCATGCTGCCCTTGTTACGAGTCCTGGGTAGCTTGCTGGGGCTAACTGGTCGCCCGTACCGCCAATGAACATGATTGTATCAGCCATTATAGAGCCTCCAAAACTTCTTCCATGAATCGACGAACGGCTTGCCTTGACCCTTCTCTGTCATATTCATAGTCTGAAATTCCTTTATTGACCAATGCCATGAAGGATGGTATCGCCGCATCAAGTTTGAAGGATTTTTCCAAAGCAGCCTCTTTCGCTTTGATAAGTCGGTACCGTATGAGATTCCACCATGTCTTACCAACCTTGATTTCCTCGGCTGTGAGTTCTGCCGCATTAGCAATCTGAGCTGGCGTGGCAGCCTTTATCTGCTCAAGCGTATAGACTTTGGCAACATTCCATATTTTTAATTGTAATTCGTTACGGTCTATCATTTTACTGCCTTCAATCCAACCTGTAAGTATTTAGTAAATATCCCTAGTTTACCTTTTTCTGTCCTGAAGTTTGCAGTACGCAGGAAAGGTATTGCCGCACCTTTGGGATTTGACCCATGCCCAAACTCTATCGCGTTAGGTATATAAGTTCGTTCGTCCTTTTTATTTTTATAAACAAATACTTCATTACCTGATTTAGATACAGCTACATGTAAAGTGTATGAGCCTTTTTTTTGTTTCGGACTTACTATCTTAATGTGTTTCGCAAGAAGGTTCCCCATACTGCCACCAACCATTGACTTAGCCAAGCCTCTGGCCGTTGCAAGTGTTGGCTTTTGTGCATGTCGAACAGAAGTACGAACAATCTTTCTGGACACCTTATTCTCTATTCGATTAAGCAGTTTCTCAACTTCTTTGGCATTTACTACACTTATTTCTGCTATGCTCATTTTATCTCCTTACATAAAAGCTCAAGGAACTGGTTTTTCTCGTAAGGGTCAATAATCGCCTCTATCTCGAAAGTTCTGCTGTCAAATAGTACCTGAGTCGTGTCCTCTACGTTTGTGTTATACCTTAATATTATCTTATGGCTTATCTCCATCTGTACTTGCTGTGCATTTATAAGCTCTTTACCGTTCAATGGATTTACAGCCGCCCATACCGTATCTGCGGTCGAGTAGGAGTCCGTCTGCCCGCCTGCGTCATCGCGTGTCGGCGTGTTGTTCTGTATCTCTACCCGATGCCTGAGATTTCCAATTGAGACGCAATTAGCCAATCCAAGTCCTTTCAGATAGTAAGTCTTTTACTCCCTGCGGTAGTTCGTTCACTGTTAAGCAAGTTACAGATTCCCGATGTTCATACAAGTGACCAAGTACCAGCTTAATAGCCGCCCTGACCCTGCCCGGAACAACGCCATCAATACCAATATAGTGAGTTCCCGTGCCGTCGTCTGTCAATGTAATTGCGTCGCCGCCTGCGGTCGCTGCCAGCTTCAATGTTGAACCTGAAACATCCCTAACATGATAATCAGTGTTTGCTGCAAGCGGTGCGGGTAAGTCGCCCTGATCCGTCGAGAGCCTAACAATATCAGCATCAGAAAATACTGCGTTACCTACGGTCACTGTGTCGTCCGCAAAAGTAGACGAAGCTGTTGTGGCATAACCCGCTTTATATGTTATCGTCACCGAATCATAATCACTACGCACGGTGGGCCATGACTTGTTGTAAGCCTGTACAACCGCGGCTGGGTCCCACTTGCCCTTGACATCATAATAAGAGCTATCAAGCGTTTGCGTGTCGCCTGCTGTGTCTACATAGGTGATCGAGTCAACAGATATTACGGGAGAGTACGGGATAAGCGTAGACGCAAAATCATCCATAGTAAGTACAATGGTTTTTACCATGTACGCCCGATGCTCGTAGTTCTCGCAGAACTGACGGGCGGCGGTTATCAAGACACCTATCAACTCGTCGTCGGCAGTGCCATCAACCCTTAAATGAAGCTTTGCTTCTGTTAGGCTTATTGGTTCTGCGACTGGTTGTGTTTTTTCGTAATACTTCATTATCTAATCTTTCGGCTACATTTCTTTTCAATAGCACTTCAGCTACCGGGTTAGGAAAATCAACCTCCGTGCCCGGCGACATCATCCAGTATTGTTTTTTTAGTAACAGTTTCATAGTTTACAATGCTCCGGATACAACCCTTTTTCTACGTCTGTAACATGACAATGTATTGGCTTAAAACTATCCTTTGCCTCTCCTGGCCAAGTACACATTAGCTGCATGTGCCCTATTCTTATGTTGTTCGCCAATACCGCCTTGAATCCTTCTTTGTGGAACTTATTCCAAAAATATATATCCTCGTCAACTCGTCCCTCTTCCCATAATCCGTCTTTATTCGGGATTCCATGGAACCACGGATGCGTCATCTTGTTAAGAGCGGATGCCCTAAACATCGTCAGCCCAAAATGCCCCGTCACTATTGGGATTATGTCGCCTTCAAACTCCGCTACCTCGGCCTGCGTTTTAACAGATCCATCCTTGTTACGAAGTCCCACCAACGGGCTGTCGCCTTGTCTAATCGTCTGCACAGGGACAACTGCGTCAACGTCTGGGTTCTCGGCTAGTATCTGACCCAACGCCATGACGTGCTCTTTAGTGAACCATGTGTCGTAATCAATAGTTAGTATCCAGTCTGGTTTTGTCAGCTTGTCGCTTTCCATTATCATCCTGGTTAGCACCTGACCCCAGAACACGCCTGATCCGCGATGAAACGGTATACCTAGTGGAGTTAAGGCCCTCATTGCACAGTGCATGTTGTCAGTAAAGGCCAAACGTGGCATACTCATTACTGCTGCAATCTTTGCCTTGATGCTTACCCCTTTAGTCCCCATTAAATTCAGGCTTATCGGAATTGACGAGCAATCTTTTATATCGTCATTCCATTCTTTTATATCAGTTAGCCCGGCCTTTGACATAAGTTCTTTAAGTGTTTCTTTGTCAAATGAGCATTTATGTATATCATTGCCGTCGGTTTGCCCGCCATGCACAAATGACATAAAGTGCTTACGCATTGCGTTGTCTTTGTCCTTGTACAAATCTATTAACTTTTCAAAGTCTGGTACGGCAATCTTGATTGTTCCGCCCTCTTTGAGTTTGTGCACCCAGTCCAAAAGAACCTTGAATATCTCACCAGCCGAAAAATGTTCTAGTATATGCGATGCTCTAATCTCGTCTACTGTTCCATCTTCCACGTCAAGCGGGTAAGCTTCTTTGCCATCCTTACGGTCAATATTAACAAACCCATCTATTACTATGTCGCCGCTACCAATGTTAAGTTTCATAATTACCTTTCATTAAAACTCTCATAGAGGCCGGCACTGTGCCAGCCCCCATGAAAGGTCGATTCTATCCATTTACTACCAACGCACACGTTGCATTTGTGTTGTTGTTGTTAGTGATGCTTTTCTCTGCTGCCGTATCTGCTGATTGTTCGCTACGGGTTGCCTGCATTGTTATGCCAACATTAGTCGTAGTGCCTCCAGGCGTGATCTCAAGTCCAATATACCTTTTGCGTTTCCGCAAATCGATATTAAACTCAAGTACCGCACCAAGCCCCAGAACTGTTACCGCTGGAATGAGGTTAGCAACAGATGTGCTTGTTGCTGTCCCGGCCGCCAACGCGACAATATCTGTCATGCTTGACGGACTTGTAATTGTATCGGAATCGCTAAAAGCAATCGTCTGCAAACCTGTGCCGTTTGTGGCATGTGTGCCGACGTTAATCAAACATTTACACTGGTCATATCCTTTGGTGTCAATGCTCATTGATTGCGTTGCGTTCGATGCTGTGGTACATGCTACCGCATTAACAACTGCGCCTTCTTGTGATTGTATCATGTTAAGCTCCTTTAGCTTGCGGCCATTATCAAACCAACAACCGGACCGGCTGCTGTTGATGTGCCATAGTCATGATTTACGATGTCGAGTCTTTCACGGCCACGCACCGCGATCTCATCGGTTTCAAATACACTGACGCTATCAACTGTAGCATCCGTGCTGAACGCAAGTTCAATAGCTGACCTGTCGCCAAACGAAGACGACTGTGTGAGGTTACCAAACAAAAGCGGGATGCTACTGTTAGCATCAGCAGATGCCATTACCTCATTAGTCACAACTGGGTAGCCCATGAATCTAGGAACCTGTCCGGCCATGAGGTCGGCAACTGTATTACCGCCAGCAGCAGCCTTGAGGTTCTCGATAACCGAACCGTAAACAACAGGCGTACAATGCCACTTAGCGCCCATACGAGCGTAAGACGGACAAACACCAACCATCTTGGCAAGGTTCGCAACTGTAACTTCACTCCATACATTACCAGCAGCAAGAACAAGCCCGCCGCCATCATCAACCACAAACGGGTCACGATGCCAGTAATACCGCCATGGGTTGAGATGGCAGTTCCTACGAAGCCTGCTGTATCTTCTGACGTTGCCATTGCGTAAGCAATTTCATTTGCAAGATCATCAGCAATACTGATAATAGAATCCTCAGAAAGTTCGTTAGTCATCTTGGTCAGTACCATCAACTTTTTAGCAACCAATTTAACTTGGTCCCAAGACTTATCTGATGTAGTACCGGCTGTTGCCTCACTTGTCCAATATGCCGTTAGCCCGCCCATTCTGCGGGGAATCGACAACGAATCAGATGTCATGGTGCGGTTCCGTGCTTCACGCCGGAAAGTGCCGTACTTAACACGAAGGTCAAAATATCGTTAGAGAACTCTGGGAATACCAGATACCCGCCTTCGGTATTCGTTCCTTCGGTATGTCCTGCACTTATCGGCAGACAACCGTTAGCTTCACACCACTCGCTGGCGTTAGTGATCCCGTTCGCGGCTCTTACCTGCTGGCCAAAGCGATAAGCTTTATAGTCAGCATCATTGCCATTAAACGCCTTCAATGATCCAACCCGTCTTACGCTAGACGGAACTACCATTGACTGCTTTACTACTGGATCGGACGGAGCAACAACTCTATCCAATTTTGGCAGCGGCTTGACTTCAAGAGCCTTTGCTTCTGCCTCGGCCTTTTCGACTGCTTCAGCAGTAGCGACTTGGCCGTTGATCTTTTCGCCTTCAGACTTCAGATCGTTAAACTTAGATGTTGCCTCTTCGTCAAGCACGCTATCCTCGGCGGCCTCAACAAGAGCCTTCATCTCAGCTGCAATCTTAGTCTTTCTGGTTTTCAGTTTGTCTAAATCCATAGCAAACTCCTTAAACAAGTTAGTATAATCAATCCCGTCAAGCGGCTACCGCCCACTTGTTAAAGATTTAGTATGTCAAGCTCTGCCTGTGCAAGAGCCGTAGCCTTGCCTCCCTTTGGCAGTATGTCTCTTACTACCGCTTCTAATGTCGCTACCCTATCAATCATGCCAGCAGACAAAGCGTTCTTTGCAGACAATACGCGGCCTTGTCCATATTCACTCTTGACCGCCAACGTGTTCGTGCCCCGGTTCCTTGCAACGTCACCTGTAAACATCTCGTAGTATTCATTAACCGATGCCTGCATGTTACCCATGCCATCCTCGGATAGTGCCTCGTGCGGGTTCCCCTCTGTCTTATATTTACCCGCTGAGATTATCGTTGTCTTGAATCCCGCTGTTTCCTCGGCTTGCGACTGGTCTGTGTGTACTGCAAGCACGCCAATAGAGCCAACCTGCCCGCCTGTAGTAGATATAATCTCGTCGGCTGCGGAAGCTATCCAGTATGCGGCAGATGCCATAAGCGAATTAGATATAGCGACGATAGGTTTCTCACCTCTCGCGTTAAAAATCTTTTGTGAAAGTTCAGCCACGCCGAACACATTACCGCCCGGAGAGTCTACATCTATAATAACAGCCCCGATAGACGGGTCAGCTATCGCAGTGTCAAACATGGACCCGAATTTCTCAGTAGACGTGCCGCCGGAAAACTCAGTCATCATATTCATCTTTTGCGACACAACACCATACAGGGGAAGTATCGCAACATCACCACGAATATTCTTAAACTTTGTGGCTCTTATGGCTTCATATTCTACCGCGTCAGCTTTTATGCCAACCTTGCTTTCAATAAATGCAAGTATCTCATTCATCTTGTCTGGTAGCATTGCCCATGCGGTCGCTGTTATACCTGCTACTATTTTGTCGTATTTCATTTTTCTGCCTCTAACAAAAGGTCGGTTACTGTTTGTAAGTGTGCCATCCGTTCAAGCTTTAACTCCTGCCCGACATTCTCGCGTAGATAACTCTCTAGTGTTAATTGTTCAGGTTCTATGCTCATGCCAAACGGCTCTATCATTGTCCTTACGTACTCGTTGTGTTTAACGTAAAACTTATCCATCCACGCAACAAACTTGCTCGGCTCTTGAGCAAGGTTAGCGTGTTTGTTTATCTCTCTAAATTCAGCATTGACAATCCGCTCTGCTGCGTTTGTTTTAAATTGTGACGTATCCGGCTGCTCGGATTCCTCTGCTACTTCTTCCTCTTCGCCTACCTTCTCGATAGTAGTACGGTTTAACTGGACAAGATACTTGTCACCTTCTTCGCCAATGCTATTCATGTTTTCCATTCGGCGTACTTCATTCACGTTGATGAACCCCATATCTAAGCCAACTCTATAAGAGTCGTATCTTGCCTTAATATCACCACGTAACAAGCCCTCAAATAGATGTTCAAAAAAGAATCCGTTTTGTTGTTCTGTGGGTGTTAATAGTTTACGCCAGCACTCGGCCTCCCATCGTCTTGCCCATCCCTATAAAGTGTCAACTACATATTCAATATTCTGCTGCTCGATGTTCGAGAATGTAGCCCTTGACAAGTCAGCCACTTTGTGCGGCTTCATCCTGAACCATCTACAAATATCGGGTATTGATAATTGTGATGTCTCGATAAACTGCGATTCCTCCGGGGGTATGGTCCATGGATTAAATTTCATGCCCTCTTCGAGTATTAAAGTCTTATGCGATTTGCCCGCCCCGGCGTGCCTGCGTTCAATAGACTTGAGAAGCCTTTTTTGTGCTGGCTCAGATAAGGTGGCTGGATGTTCTATTGACCCGCCTGGGTTCGCACCATTACCAAAAAAAGCAGCTCCGAACTTCTCCATAGCTAAGTATCTGCCAAAGTTTTCTTTTGCATACTTGACAACGCTAACCCCGGATAACCCGTCAAACCCAAAACCCGGTATATGTAAAACCTTTTCTGCTGGTAAAGTTATATAGCCGCCGTGATCGTCCCTGACCTCATAATATAGCCGCTTGTTATCATCCCGCTTTGGTGTCACTTTAGGGGTTGCCAGTGGCCACAACTCAACAACGTTGCCGCCCGTATCCTTAACGATCTCGGCGTACCCGTTACCCCTGCCCATAGCACTGGCTGTCAATGCCTGCCTAAATGACATCGCTGTCATATCTGGATTAGGCTGGTGCTTCAACAGGTCTTGCACGGGACCGCCCACCCGTTCCTTGCCATCCTTAACGGTTCGGTACTGGATAAAAGGTAGCTTTGCAATGTCCTCTGATATATACGACATACACGCAAAGACGGTCGCAAGTTTCATTGAGGTGTCTAATGTAACAACCTCTCCCGATGTCGTCTGCCGACCACCAATATCAGTAGACCAATGACCTGATCCATCCGCCGATGCTTTCTTGCCTATATAATAACTTGTAAATGGTATTCTCATAGTTCGAGTTCCACAAAACCTCTTGTCTCATAAACCGAATCGGCTACCACGTCCTGCGTCATCTTCACTCCTAATCCCATAAGCAGGGCAATGATACCGTCTATCTTTTCGGATGATTTAGATTTGTCTAGTTTAATGTTTCCAGCCGGATCAGTAGTGGCCTGTGCGTTAGAGGCCATCCAAGTCAGTACCGGGTTATTATTATGTATTAGTTTGTGGTCAAGATACAACCGTTCCAGTTCCTTACATGGTGCGGACATTGAAGCGTATCCCTGCCCGAAAGAAATCATCTTTGTTTCTGGCACGCCCATCTCTAACATTCGCTGTCGTAGCGACTCAAAGTTCCACCGGTCAAACCCGATAAGGTTTACGTTAAACTTTGCACAATCTTTCAGTATGTCATTCATCACCACGTTATAATCTATCACGTTGCCGGGCGTCATCGTCAAGTAACCGTCTGCCGCCCACTTGTCATAAGGCACGCGGTCTTTCCGTATCCTTGCAAGTGCGTTCTCTTTTGGTATCCAGAATCTAGGGATAACCGCGACCGTTCCGTTGTGCCACGGGAACGCCATGACAAACGCGGTAATATCATTGACGGATGCAAGGTCAAGACCAGCATAACATTCTTTACCAACCAATACATTCTCAGGCACGGAACTATTGCACCCGTTCCAGTGTTCCATATTGACCCACTTGATCTCTTGTGTGGTCCAGACGTTAAGTTTTTTTGTGAGGAAATTGTTTAGGCTGGCTGGGCTTTCCTTTGCCTTCTTGCACATCCTACGCATATCATCAAGAGATACGGACACGCCAAGATTTGGGTTTGCTTTAATCCAGACATCCTCATTGTCCCACTTATCACTTGTATCAAGTGTAAAGATTATCGAGAAAAACGAATCGTCTGTTATCGTGCCTTCCAATACCTTAATCGCATAATCGCGTTTATGGTAGCAAGCCGACTGTTTGTTAAATCCGGCTGTGGTAATAACAAATAACATTGGCTGTGATCTAGCACCAATAGCCGAGTCCATTACATCGTACATGCTTGAGTCTGGGTGTGCGTGGTATTCATCGACCGCGACAAAATGCGGATTAAGTCCGTCCTGATACTTCGAGTCTTTGCCAAGCGGCTTCCATGCCGAGTAGTCGACAACGACCGCCTTCTTATACACCTCTGCCATGCCGCCAAGATTATCAGACCGGGCGACCATGCGGCTACCCTCATTGAATGTGATACGTGCCTGCTCTTCTTTGGTTGCTACGCTATAAACCTCTGCCCCCGCCTCGTCATCAAAGCCCAGAGCGTACAGGCAACAGCCAGCAAGGTCAGTTGATTTGCCGTTCTTTCTTGCAATCTCTTCGTAACATTCCCTGAATCTACGTGTGCCGTCTGCTCGTTTCCAGCCGTAAACAACCCACTTTATAAACATCTGCCACGGTTCAAGCACAAACGGATCACCTGCCCACTTGCCCTTTGAATGCTTAAGTAGCTGGAAAAACTCTATAACACGGACGGCAGCGGCCTCGTCAAACCGTAAGCCACGGGCCGGACCGGTTTCTAAGTCGTCAAGGTGTCTGCGTACAGCAAGCTTGACATAATCGCAGGTTATGATATTCCCGCTTATTACGTCTTGCATGTACTTATTTACTTGTGTTTTAATATTTTTCATTTATTTTTAAAATAAAACTTGACTTATATACTTCTTGGTGTATTGTTTAGTTATGTTGTTTATAGTCTGATTTTAGAAAGGGATTAGATGTTAACGGATGAAGAAAGAAAAGAGCGGAAGCGGGCCTATGATAAGAATCGCCTAATATCAAATTCCTGAAAGGAGATTAAATCAGATCATGGAAATGTCAATAACCAGTGGTGATATTGTTGTTAAAGTAGACACTTATAAGATGTTTAATAACTCCGTGCCGGTAAACGTGTCAGATAGTTTGCCGGATAGTGACCCCAATAAATGGATACACATACACCGTCCAGCCGATGTCTATCTCGGCGGCGTTCTTCTCAGCGGGGAAATTGATATGGATTGCCACGAATGGACACTGGCAATGCCCGGGCCTTTTCAAGATCAAATGTTATATGGATACGTCTCGTCGACAATACACACGTATGGCAGACCAGTGGAAGTCGAATTGCGTTTAAAATCAGACTATTAAGTTTTCAAAGAGCTTGTGAGAAAGCTTGCTACGGGCGTGATTCCAGTCACGCCTTTTTTAATGCTACAAACGGATTCTGTTCTACCGGTTTATCGACCTTAAGCCTAGCCCGATCCGCAGGACTCCAACCGAATAAAGTACCATACTCGCGTAAGGACTTCATCACTTTAAGCCGATCAAAGATATTGTTTGGTTGTTCCTTTTTCATCCATTCCAATGTTGCCAGCAAATCACAGTAGCAAGCGAAAGCGTCCGCGTCTACCGCCGTAAGAACACCCATATTGTAAAACATACCAACGCGGGCCTTCCAAACCCTAGCACCTTTCTTCTTTAACCATGCAGGCTTAGCGGGCATCGACGTGTCGGGCTGTGGCTCGCTGTCCCTGTCCTGGTGGGGCAAGCTGCCGCGTAGCTTTAAGATGCTGGTCGGTGTTCTTTTAGGTCCCGGTTTCATTGTTTACTCGTCTTGTCCTGATTTAACTGTATCTTGCATAAAAAATCCTTCTCT